CTCGTACGGCTCGATGGTGACGTGCAGGTTGGTGCCGTCCGGGAAGCACTTCTTGGCTGGCCGGCAGCAGACGCTGGCCCAGACAAACAGCTTGGCATGCTGGAACAGCCTGTCGATCAGCGCGTCCACGTCCTCGCGAGGCACGTGCTCCAGCACGTCACTGCAGAGCACGCCGTCGAACTTGCGGCCTTCGGGCAGCACCCGGGCGTTGCCCTTGAACGCCGGGTCGTACAGCGTCACGTCCTTGCGCTTGACACCGATGTCGCGGTGCAGGTTGCCGCCAGCGCCCCAGGCATCCCCGCGCCCGCAGCCGTAGTCGAGGATCGTCTTGGCGCTGGTCTTGCGGACCAGCTTGCGAATCGTCTTCTCGTGCTGCAGGATCGAGAGGCCGTGGAAGTTGGCGCCGTCCGCGGCCATGGTGCGGTACAGGGGGGTCAGATCGGTCACGGCTTCATCTCGCTTTCACGCTCTAAGGCCTGGACCTCTTGCTGCAAACGTTCGATGTCCACGGCTTCGCCTTCTCGGATGTTCCGGACGAACTGCCGCCCGCGGAATTCCGCCTGAACTTGACCGACGACTTCACGCTGGTCAGGGTCTTCGCGGTGTGTGCGCAGACCTGCGAAGAATTCTCGGGTCTGTTTGTCCCAGCTATATATGACCGTCTTCACGCGTCGCTCCTCATGTACGTCCCGCACCACTCGTTGAAATGTCCGTACGTCACGCGCTCCAACCGCCAGCCCCGAGCCGACATCACCCGGCCGATGTAGTGAGGGTTGTTACCGCTGCGCGAGTCGATGATCGTGGGTGCGTGCTCCGGCGGCAGGCGGATGACCACCATGTCGATGGCCGCGTCCGCGAACCGGGCGCACGCCTCGGTGGGGTTCTTCAGCTTGTGGAGCACTGCCAGCAGCAGCACGACGTGGTACTTGCGCTTCGGGGCCCACACGTTGGCGTCGCCGACCTCGAAGCAGGCCGCCAGGTCCGCGTGCACCTTGCGGCCGGTCTCGACGTGGGCCTTGACCACCTCGACGCCGTGCACCGCCACCGCACCGCGGCGGGCCACCTCGGCCGTGAGCATGCCCTCGGCGCAGCCGATGTCGAGCACGGTCTTGCCGTGGACGAACTCGAACACGTGCTCCAGACCCTTCACCTGGTCCTGGAGCGTGCGGTCGCCAGGGCGACCCGGCGTCGTAAACCAGCCCTTCACTTCGTGAGCCATTTCCAAGCCTTTCCTTGCCGAATCTCATCCAGCGACCAGCAATTGTCCGCCAGCACGCCCATCACGTTGAGCCGGACCGGGCAATTGTCGTTGCCAACGTCAAAATTGCAACCCCACAGCGCCGACATGCTCGACACCTGAACCGGCACCCCGGAGATGATCGCCATCACCGCGGCGGCGGAACTGTGGGTCGTGAGCAGGTGCGCGTTCTCCAGGTCCTGTGGCAGCGAGCTTGCGGCTTTGAGCTTGTCGCGGCCCCACACCCGGAGCCTGACCGGGGAGGCGTGTGACAGGTGCTGCAGAGTGTCCTTCGTCCAATCGCCCGGGTACTGAGCGATGTCGCACATGAACGCGTCCGACTGCGGGCACACCAGTGTGTGGCTGGTGGCGGTCGGGTGGCACCATGGCTGCAATTTGATGCCCAACGCCGCGAACCGCAAGCCGTCAGACTTGAGTTCGTTGGCCCGGACCTGGAACGCGTTCTTCGTGATCCGGAACTGCGCGTGCGGCTCCTTGAAGCCGCGGGTCTGGTCGAAGTACGAGTTGTCGATCGAGTAGTACGGTCGCCGGAACCGGCGCACCTCGCGCCAGTGCTCGATGTTGGTCTCGTTGACGCCGTAGAAGACCGCGGCGTTCTCCTTCAGGTCGCCGCATCCCTCCATGAAGGCGTCGAGGAGGACTTTGGCTTTCGGCTTGCCGAGGGTGGGGTAGGGGGTCACAGCGTGCGCTCCTCGATGACGGTCACGTCTATCTCCTTCTCGCTCGCGCAGAGTTCTTCAAACGCCCTCTGCGCGCGGTCCTTGTCCTTGTAGCCGCAGAACCCCGCGTTACGCCACCGCGTCGGGAATACAGGGTCGAAACCCCAGACTTGCATACCGTAGGTCCCGTCGTTGAACCTGACGAGTCGTGCTGCCGGTTTTGTCATTCGTCGTGCTCCACGTAGCGGTCCGCCGCGGTGTCCAGGTCGGTGGCGTCGAAGGGCGGTGTCTGCCACACCACGGCCGCCACAGGTGCCACCTGCTTCGACTGCTCACGCAGCCAACGCCAGCGGGCGGCGTCACGCTTCATTTCCTCGTCGCTCATTTCAGTCCTTCCAAGATTCTGGCGAACGGTTCGCCGGTTGTGATTTCATCTACGTGCCACTGCCCGTGGCTCATGCGGTGGAGGGCGTGTGTACGGTCCAGGTCGCACCAGGGGTCGCTCTTCACCGGCCGTTGGCAGATCCAGTGAGGCGCGTAGTGGATCACCGGTACGCCCTCCACCAGAGCCCTGACCCCCGAGCCGCTGGACCAGATGACGCATACCTTAGCCTTCGCCAAGTCGGCCACCAGCGGCACCTTGGCAACGAAATTGCCAGGATGCAACCTCACCTTCACAGGACCAATCCCGCGCGTCTGCTCGGCTGCCTTCTTGACGAACCAGGGTGGGCTGGCCATGAGCTTCGAGCCGATGCCGCGTTGCGCGCACACCAGCACGTACTCACCACCTTCGCGCCACGGCTTGATCTCGAACCCGAGCTTCGTGAATCGGTCCTCGCCGCCCACCGGGAACCGGCCCGCGCCGTTGTGCTGGCCCACGCTGATCGCGTACATGGTCTTGTCCACCTTTTGCAAGTAGCCATTCTCCATGACGATGACGCTGCCGCCCCGGCGCTCCCAGTCCTCAGCCTCCTTCTCCTCGGTGCCGGCCTTGCGGTTCCACAATATGAGCCAGTCGTCCTTGCGGAGTTGCGGGGCCTTGGTGCTGGCCACGAGTGCGAACCCACAGCGCAGGAGGCCCGACTCGATGGCCTGGCGGCGGTAGTGCGGCTCTTTGCGAACCTTGACGATGGCAATGCGGCTCACGCCCTCAACTCCTCTTCGATTGTGCTCATTGGGAAGCAGGTCAGCGCGCTCATCGGATCGCAGTTCACAACCGTGCAGCCGTGAACCTTGAGATCATCCGCCATCTTCGTGAACTTGTGGCGCCACTCGTCCGGCAAGACCACCTGAGTGAGGGGTGCCGGGTGATCCGGGTGCCAGTGCTTGCGACCGTCGATCATTCGCATGGTGAAGCCCAGCAGCAAGATCCGCCGGCAGCCGAACAGGAACGCAAGGTTCAGGGCCTGGTACCCGCTGTTCCCTCCCGTGTGCAGCACGTCCAGGCCCAGGCCGGGCCGGTTGACACCCTTCACGCGGTTGATCTTGTAGTGGTGCTCAGCCTGATGGTCGCAGGTCCAGCGCTGCATCGACGCGGGGACCTCCTTGTGGTACTTCTTCCACCACTGCAGGTCGCCTGCGTACGCCACGTCGGCCCAGGGCGCGAGCTTGAAGGTGGAGTTGATCGTGATGACGTACACGTCACCCCACGAGGCGAGCCTCGCGGCTTCCACCTGCTCCTCGGTGAGCCCCGGACCAGAGGCAATGATGACCGCCGTCTGGTTGCGCCAGTCGAGCAGCTTGCTCATTGACCGTGCCCCTTCACTGCCACCGCGACGATGCTCTCCGCCGTGGCCTTCGGTATCGCGCCTCGCGAGTCGGCGGGAAGGTTGTCAGGCGTTGACCCCGGCGGGCCGACGATGCCGACCACCTTGCGCAGAGCCGCCGCGCAGGGCCCGCACCGCCAGCGCGATGAGAAGGCCATGAACGTCCAACCGGCGGCCACAGGGTCGTCAGCCAGGGCGCCGCAGCTATCGGAGCAGCCGGTGCTCACCGCTCCACTCCTTGCAACCGGTCAGCCTCCAGTTTGGCGTAGCCCGCGATGTCCACCCACGAGTCGTCGTAGTTGGGGTCGCCGTTCAGGATGCGGCCGATCTTGTGCACCACCATCTCCAGTGCCTCCTTCTGGCTGGGTGTCAGCGCCGCCCACTTCGGGCAGGCACGCATCACGTCCTTGAGGTCCTGGGTGATCTCGGCGTGGTCGGCAAACCTGCCGTAGCGCTTGCCGCGTTCGGACAGGGTGTTGGCGAGGGTGTCAGCGACTTGCGGTGCAGAGGTCGGCGGTCCGAGGTGCCGATTCAGGATCTCCTCACCCGGCAGCACAATCAACAACCCCTGGGGGTCGCTCTCCACGTCGCGCTCGTCACGTCTCTGGCCGGTCCACGGGTTGAAGATCCACGACGCTATCGGGTACGCCTTCCGGCACCCCTCCGCCGTCATGTCACTTCGTTCGTACCGGTGGCCGGTTATCGGGCTGTACTTCAAATTCACGATTCCAATCTCCTCTTCAGTGCTTGCAGCAGAACGTCTTGGACATCCTGCTTGGTTGAAATGCGTGCGATCACGTCCTCGTCCACGGTGTTACGAGCAACGATCTGATGGATAAAGACCGGTCGATCATGCCCGGCCTGAAGCTGACGGACCGGGCCGATCCGCTCGACGATCTGCTGCCTCTCTTCCAGTGACCACCAATGCGAGAAGAAGACCAGGATGTTGCCCCCGTCCTGCAAGTTGAGGCCGTGGCCCGCAGAAGCTGGGTGAGCAAGGAGGAGTCCGATCCGCCCCTCGTTCCAATCGAGTATTGTTTGTGGTTTCTTGTCAAGGACCCTGGCTTGCGGGAAGCGCCGCTGTATACGCGCAAGGTCAGACTTGAAGTGGTACGCAACCAGTACCGACGCGCCGGCCGCCTCTTCAATGACGCTTTCGAGCGCTTGCAGTTTTTCATCGTGCATCTCCACCCACTCGTCGTTCGACCCGTTAATGTACGCGGCTCCGCTCGCGAATTGAAGACATTTGATCGTCTTCGCAGCAGCGCCGAACGCCTCGATCTCGTTGTTCTCCAGCACCGTGTACAGCTCGCGCTCCATCTCCTGGTAGTGCTTGCGCTGCTTCGGCGGCAGGTCCACGTACAGGGTGTTTACAACCGGCTCCTTCACGTCGAACCAGTCCTTCACGTCGAGCGTGAGGCACACGTCCTTGACCAGCATCTCGACCTCCTTCTGCGCGTGCGGGAAGGGGATCCTCTCGACGTACGCCTTGCCGGAGTTGTTCGCGGCGTCCTTCGCATTCCGGAACCCGAACCACCGGTTCATGAACGCCGTGTAGGTGCTGCCCAGCCTGGCGCCTCGGTCGATGAACCCCATCTGGCCCCACAGGTCTTTAATCCCGTTGGGCACCGGCGTGCCGGTAAGCCCCACCCAGCGCTTCACGCGTTCGTGGGCGACCTTGCCCAGTGCCTGCGCACGCTTGCCGCCCTGCTTCGTGCGGAAGGACTTGAGGCGCGTGATCTCGTCCGACACCACCATGTCCCAGAACCATCTGTCGCCCACCGTCTCGATCAGCCAGACCAGGTTGTCGTAGTTGATGGTGTAGATGTCGGCCTTCGCCTTCAGGGCCGCCAGGCGTTCGGTTGGGGTGCCGATGATGGCCGACACGCGCAGGTGAGAGAACTCGGCCCACTTCTTCGCCTCGTCCGGCCACGTGCTCTGGGCCACGCGCAGCGGAGCCAGGATCAACACCTTGCGAACCGACCCGGACATCAGCAGGATGGAGATGGCCATCAGCACCGAACTCGTCTTGCCCATGCCCATGGGTACGAGCAGCATACTGCGGTGGTACTCCACGATGTGGTTCCACATCAGCGGCTGGAAGGGTCGGGGGGTGAAGCTACGCACGGTCACCGATCTGGCCGCGCCACGACGCCATCAGCGCTCGCTTCCGGCCGCGGGCTCCACGTGCGCGTCGATGCGCACCGATCCGCAAGCCGCGATCCTTGACGACAACATCACGTGCCAGGCGTACGAACCACCGGGGCACCAACAGGTATTTGAACTCCGGATAACCGCCGGACGGATCCAGCACGGCTTCCATTGCTGCGATGAGTCTCGACGCGCTGACCCCGCCGTCGTCGAGGTAGTCAGCGAACTCGTCGTAACCGGCTTCCGCCAACTCCCGGGCGCAGTCCACGTCGCCACAACGGGCCATGCACAGCATGCAGTCCCCGCCGCAATCCTTGGTGAGAGGGTTGCCCTCTTGATCGAGAACCACTTTGCAGATGTTGCAGTTGCCTGTCATGCTTTCAACCCCAGAAGTTCTGCGTCACGTTTCCTGGCCCGCTGATCCGCGCACACCTGCGCTCGGGTCCTCGTCGGCTTCTTCGCGTCCTTGCCAACCCCGAGCCGGTAGACGCGAATGTTGCACCGGCCTACCGAGTCGTGATCCCAAGCCGAGATGTGGGCCGCGCCGGCCTTGTGCATGGCCTTCGTGTAGTGCAGCACCGTCAGGTAGTGCAGGCCGGTGTGCTCGGACAGCTCGCGGCACGTCATCGTGCCGTCGATCATGGCCTTGACGAGCATGGCCATCGCCATGGCGTTGACCTTCACGCCAGCACCTCGTCCACCCGCTCGAACGAGTCCACGATCTCGACTCGTTGACCGCGCTGGCGCATGCGCTCGTGTTCACGGTCCTGCTGGCGCTCGTGGGCGTTGTTCGGAAACAAGGCCGCCAGGCCCTCGGCCTTGGTCTCGACCCACACGATCCGACCGTCAGGAAACATCAGAACCCGGTCCGGGCAACCCTTGCGCCCGACCCAGGCCGCCTTGCGGACCAGGACGTTAGCGGCCTCGGCCTGCTTCACGAGGTACTTCTCGATCTCGCTCTCACGCATGCTTGCTTGCGCTCCTTCTGTCGTTCATTTCCTGCGTGTTCTCGGCCCGGGTCACCACTGACCAGTGGTCGGGGTTGATACAGCCTCGGCTCCAGCAGCCGTGGTCCAGCGTCTCGTCGTCCGGGTGCAACTCCTTGACGGTCACCTCGTCCTGAAGCGGCCCCCACAACGGTACCGCGTCATCGGCTGCGTTGCGAGCCGCACTCAGCCGCATCTCGGTCTCCATGACCCGGTGCGGGGACTTCTGGACGTGCTTGTTGCCGGACCCACGGACGTTCAACCGGCCGTAGCCCTTGGCCGTCACCGAACTGGTCCACAGCCAGCAGCCGTTCTCGTTCTGGCCTTCAGGCGGACCACTGCTGTTGGCCACCAGCCGGGTGAACATGTTGTCGTGCTTCACCGGTCAACCCACCTATAGACCGCTGACCTATCGCGCGACCCGTCCCTGACAATCAGGCCTTCGGCTTCGAGCACGGCAAAGTACCGAGCCGTGGTGTCTACGCCAGCACCTGTCACCTTCACGACTTCGCGCACAGTCCTGGGGGCCCTCCACAGCAACCCCACCACGTCCGCAAACTTGCCGACCCACGTACCCGGCGACATCGCGTTCACGCGTACGCTTCTGGTCACGGCAGCACCTTGAACGGGTCGTCGATCGGGCACACGTGCTCGCCCGGACCGAGGTTAAAGAGGACCCACTTGCCGGTCTGCTGGCGCCAGCGCACGTCGCGGCTTCCGCAACGGTTGCAACGGGTCAGGGGGTGGTGTGCGAACTTCAGGCTTCGGTCGTCGTAGTCGTCAGACACGCGGCTCCTACTACGGATCCCTCCACCTCCGAACAGGCCACCTCCACAATGCCCGGCGGGGTCGTGGAGTCCGTCAAAATCCGGGTTGCTCACGCCACCGAAGTCGTCGTCAGCCATCCCTTGAACGTAGTCCCAATCTGGCATGCTTCACCCCTTCCTATTCCGGTAGGTCTCGAACCCGGCAGCCGCCAGCGGCAAGCCGGCGTTCCAGGGCAGTTCAGCGCACATCATCTCCGCCAGCTTCTCGTGCGTGAAGTCCCCCGTGTCGGGGACCTCGGCTGCGATCTCGTCGTGCACGTGGAAGACGATCGGGTAGCCGGCGGCTTCGATTGCCGGCATGCAGTCCGAAAGCTGGTCTGCGGCTACGGCTTGCGTGGCGTTCTCGATGAGCTTGCCGCCGTACGTGCTCAGTCGTTCCCACTTCCGGTTGTACTGGTTGAGCCCCATGTAGCTCAGGGTCCCGGTCTTCGGGTCCACCTGCGGCTGGGGGTAGCACAGCACCCGACCGCTGGGCAGCGCCATGCGCAGCCAAGACCCATCGCGGCGGAGCGCAAGCCGGCGAGCCCGGAATACGGTGCCAGGGTTCAGCACGGCATTTTTGGCTGCAGCTTCGGCCTCGCCCCACAGCGCTTCGGTGTTCGGTCGAGCACGGCGCCAGAGGCGCTTCAACGAGTCGCAAACCACGAACACCTTGTCGCTCAGCCCGAACTGGACTTTCGACTTGGCTGCTGCCACGTCATCGGGTCTCGTAGCCATCGCGATGCCGAGTGCCTTCTCGTATTGCTCGTCGGTGATCTTCCCGGTCTTCGGGAGCAACCCGACCCTCCGCAGCAACGCCGTCAGCGCGGTGCGGACCACCCACTCTCGGAAGCTCTCTGCCTCATCCACCACGTCTCCAGGCAGGACATGGTACGCCGCCTCGGCCATGGCCGTCAGGTCGATGCCGTAGGTCGCTGCCCCAGTCAGGAACGCCCCTACTCCCCCCTGGTAACCCATGAACAATTCCAAACATTTCCCGGTTTGTCGTTCGTCTGAGGTGACCGCCTCGTGGGACATGTTGAACGCCCTGGCGTAAGCCAATCGGTATTGATCCGGGCCCTTGCGGATCTCCTTCCCTGCGTCGTCCACACCGGTGATCGTGTCGTAGTCGCGGTACGCCTGCAGCACCCACTCCTCGTTGGCCAGCCACGCAAGCACTCGACCCTCAATACCGGCCAAGTCCGCAATCACGAGCTTCTTGCCCGTAGCCGCGACGATGCAGCCGCGGATGCAGCAGCTTGCCAGTCGGATCACGTCGCCGTGGGTCAGGTCGGCAGAGCCGCCCTTCAGCGCCTCGATGCCCGAGTTCACGTATTGGAGGATGTGGTGATCCTTGATCTTGCCTCTTGGGAGGCCCCACCAGGCGGCGATCGTCGCCGTGTCCATCCGCGGCATGTTGCCGTGCTGGAACAGGCGGTGGGCCCAGCGGCCGGTGCGGAACGCGCCGCGAAACTGAGCACCGCCTCGCAGCCGCCCGTCCTGGTTCACGGCTTTGAGCAGCGTCTTGTACTTGCTGACGCTGTTCATGGACGACTGGAGCCGGATCGCGATCAGTTCCCGCACGCCGTCAGGCAGGTCCGGGTCCTTCAGCCGGCGCTCCAGCGTGTCGGCCTGCATGTCCGGCAGGTCCACGCCGTGCGACGCCAGGATCCACTCCAGCAGCGCGTCGCGCTGGGTAGCCGCGCCCACCTCGCCGTCCGTGATGACGACCGTGCGCTCGTTCAGCGTGGCCTTGGCCTTGGCCACGGCGTCCACCGCCGCGACGGCCAGGTCCTGGTCCACGCAGAACCCGCGCTGGTTGATCTCCAGGTCGAGGTGCCACAGCTCGACCTGGCGGCCCGTGTAGTTCCACTTCGGCATCTTGCGGTGCGCCTCGCGCATCACCGTGATGTCGCGGCCGGCGTAGCGGATGAACGCCGCCCACTCCGCAGGGTGCGTGTGCTTGGTGGCCCGGTTCGTGCCGTGCTTCGCGATGAAGGCTTCGCCTTGCGGCTTGCAGAAGAGGTGGATGTACTTCTTCCCCTCGGTGTCCTTGCGCTTGGCTTCGTCGATGTTGAGGGCGTGCCCGAGCTTCTCCAACGAGCCGGGCAGCCCGTGGCAAAACGCCTGCACCATGGTGTCCCGGCGTCGCGACTTGGTGATCCACTTGGCCATGCC